GAGCTCTTCCTGTTCGGCCCGCAGGATACCGGCGTCTATGGCGGCCAAGCGCAGGCCAACGGCTTTCCCCTCGCGCGGGTGACCGGCATTCCGCGCGGGCTCGTCGGTCCGTGGGCGGTGGCCGGGCACGAGGACGGCTGGTCGAACGAACTGATCTGGGTCGCCGACGACGCGGTGGTCTACAAGCTCTCCGGCTACACCCCGCAGCGGATCTCCAACCACGACGTTGAGCGCGATCTTGCGGCGGCGGCAAAAGCCGATCCGCGGGCGATCGAGGCCTGTGTGTTCCAGGCCGGCGGGCATGCCTTCTGGGCGGTCTCGATGCCGGGCCGGACCTGGGTCTACGATCTCGCCACCGAGGCATGGCACGAACGCGCCAGCCACGGCGAGGAGCGCTGGCGGGCAACGCAGAGCGTGAAGTCCTTCGGGCGCTGGCTTGTCGGCGACCGCAACGGAAGCGCGCTCCTGGAAGTGCGCGAGGACGTTTTCGACGAGGCCGGCGAGCCGCTGCGGTGGCGGGTCGAATCCCTGCCTGGCGAGGCCTTCCCCCAGCGGCTCGCGATCCCGCGTGCGGACTTCGACTTCGTGGTCGGACAGGCCGGCGCTGTGGGCGATGTCACCCGCGCCGATCCGTCGGTGCTGGTCTCGTGGTCGGATGACGGCGGCGAGACCTTCTCGTCGCCACTGACCCGTCGGCTCGGCCGACAAGGCGAGCGGCGTGCCCGTATCAACGTCCTGCGCACCGGTCTGACCGGCGTGCAAGGCCGTACCTGGCGCCTCGACGTCTCCGATCCGGTCTATTGCGCGCTGCTCGGCGGCGGCATGGCGATCGAGGGCCGCACAGAATGAGCCAGAAACCGACCCTGCCGAACGCCGGCACCCTCCCGCTGCCGCGCGAGTGGTTCGCCTTTCTCTCGGCCCTGCTCGCCTACACGGCGGAGCTTGAGGCCCGTATCGCCGCCCTGGAGGCCTAACCGTGGCAAGCATCTTCTCCGGCAAGGCCGGCCGTCAGGCCGCGATCTGGGGGGCGCAGCAGCTCCAGCAGGGCGAGACCGAGGCGAAGGACGCGCTCGACCAGGGTTTCGGGGTCGCGAAGGAGCAGTACGGCAAGGCCTCGGGCCTCTTCGGCAACCTCGCTGACGAATACCGCGGCGGCGCCAAGCTCTATCAGGACGCGCTCGGCGTGAACGGCGCCGACGCCTCGACCGCGGCACGCTCGGCCTACTCGACCTCGCCCGGCTACACCTTCAACGTCGATCAGGGGCTCCAGGCGCTGTCCCGCGCCCGGGCCGTCAACGGCACCCTCGCCTCGGGCAACGCTGACACGGACGCGATGAAGTTCGCCTCCGGCCTCGCGAGCCAGGACTTCAACAACTGGCTCTCGAACCTCGCGAACCTCGACACGAAGCGCTACGGCGCCGTCTCGGGGCAGGCCGGGGCGGAGACCGGGCTCGGCAACGTCGGCTTCCAGACCGGTGTGGCCAAGGCCGGGATCTCGACCGACACGGCCTCGAAGCTGGCGCAGGTCGGGCAGCAGGGCCTCATGGCGGGGCAGCAGGCAGCGGCCAATCGGTTCGGCGCCCTGCTCGGTGGTGCGAACCTGATTTCGAGCCTCGCCGGCAAAGCTCTCGGTGCGGCTGGCGGCGGTGGCGCCTTCAGCATCTTCGGCGGCGGCTCCGGTGGTCTCGGCGCCGGTAAAGACAGCGATTGGGTCTGACCGATGAGTGGCGGCATGAACCTCTTCGAGATGGTCTCCGGTATCGGCAATTCGTTTTCGAAGAGCTATGACGCCGCCAAGAAGGACGCGTTGACCAGCGAGCTCGGTGAGAAAATCCGGACCGGCGACTTCACCGGTGCGGCTGACGTGGCGCTCCGTGGCGGCGACCTGAAGACCGGGCTCGAACTCGTGAAGCTCGGCGAGACCCGTGGGGCGAGCAAGCAGCTCGGTGAGACGCTGGGCGGGCTGTTCGGTGGGGGCGGCGAGGCTGCGCCGGCGGAACCGTCTGCGGCAGGTGATTTCGGGAGCAATCTGAGCCGGTCCTATCGTCAGGGCGGAACGCTGCCGACTTTCGCGCAGGGCTCGGACATCGGCCGGTATGCCTCCGCGATTCAGAGCAACGAGAGCGGGGGGCGGTACGACATAGTCGGTCCGACCCACAAGAAGTACGGGCGGGCCCTCGGCGCCTATCAGGTGATGGAATCCAACCTTCCATCATGGTCGAAGGAAGCGATCGGGCGTGAGGTGTCGCCGGACGAGTTCCTGCGCTCCCCCCAGATCCAAGACGCAATCTTCCAGACCAAGTTCGGCCAAGCAGTCGCGAAGTACGGCAACCCAGAGGATGCCGCCTCGGTGTGGTTCACGGGCCGGCCGCTGGCGCAGGGCGCCAATGCGAAGGACGTACTCGGAACGACCGGCGCGGAGTACGTGCGTCGCTTCAACAGCGCATTGGGCCGGGCCCCGGCCGGCGCGGCGCCGTCTCTGCCGGCGACGGCGATGCGGATGCCGTCTGCTCCTGAAGGCGCCCCGCAGATCGCCGTTGCAGGCACCGATCCGCAACTTCCGCAGATCGCCTCGCCGCAGCGCTCGTCCGTTGCCGTCGCGAACAACGAGGCCGACGTGCAGGCGCTTGAGCGCGGCATGGGAATGCTTCCAGGCGCACCACGTCAGGTCGCCTCGGCCGAACCCGACGCGGCAAACCTGCCGGCGCAAGGTGCGCTGAATGCCGGCTTCCAGATCCCCGAGGGGCAGTCGCAGGAGGCGGCGGCGCCGCTTGGTCTTCCGCCCCGCCTCCAGACGGCCGGCGCTCTCGCACAGGCGCGGTTGCCGACCGGTACGGCTGGCCCGATCCTGCGCGCGGCTCCCGGCTCGCCACAGCGGGTGCAGGCTCTCATCCGCGCCTCTCTGATCCCCGGACTGTCGGAGCAGCAGCTCAGCACGGTGCGCACGCTCCTCGCCAGCGAGATCGAGCAGAGCAAGCTCACCGGCGACCAACGCGACTATGCCCTTGCGCAGTCTCAGGGTTTCGGCGGCACCTTCATTGACTTCAAGAACGCGCTGAGCGGGCAGCGGGACGAGGGCGCGAAGATCAACCTGCAGGTCACGGCGCGCGAGCGGGAGGTGCGCGACCGGGGCCTCGACCCGAACGAGCCGGCTAATCGCCGCTACATCCTGACCGGCTCGATGCCGGAAGCGCGCGAGCCGCAGGACGAGGGCGCCAAGATCACGTCGCAGATTGCGGCGCGTGAGGTGGAGGCGCGGCGGCTCGGGCTGGAGCCCGGCACGCCGAAGTTCGAGAGCTATGTGCTGACGAACAAGATCGGCCGCGACCAGGAGCTTTCCGCGACCGACAAGAAGGCGATCATGGAGGCCGAGGAGAGCGTGCTCTCGGCACAGACCGCGATCGAGGCGCTGAACCAGGCCAAGGCGATCTCCCCGAAGGCCTACTTCGGACCGACCGCCGGCGTGCGCGGGTACGCAACGAGCCTGATCGGCAGCGAGGCCGGCGAGGCTACGCAGGAGATGGAGAACATCGTCTCCACGAATGCGCTCTGGCAGCTCAAAGCCATTTTCGGCGGCAACCCGACCGAGGGTGAGCGGAAGATCCTGCTCCAGATCCAGGGCTCGGCCTCGCAGCCCGACGAGGTGCGCCAGAAGATCTTCGATCGGGGCATCGCGCTCGCGCAGCGCCGCCTCGAGTTCAATCAGCGCCGCGCCGACGACCTGAAGGGCGGGACGTTCTACAAGCCCGACGGCAAGGCGGCAGAGCGAGGCGCGACTGACGCTACGAGCTCGAAAGCCCTCCCGAAGGGCGAGGCTCGCACGGCGCTCCCCGCCGGCTACTCTTCGGACAGGGTACTGTTCGAGGCCCGTGCGGCGGTTCGCGCCGGTAAGGACCCGGCTGCGATCGGTGACTGGCTGCGCGCTCGTGGTATCGACCCGAAGCGGTTGGAGGACTGATGCCCGGCCTATTCGACGATTTTCCGGACGCGCCCCAGGCCGCCTCGGGCTCGAAGCCGAAAGGCGGGCTCTTCGACGATTTCCCCGACGCTAAGCCTGCGTCCACGCCCGCGACCGACGCGCCCACCGCTGGCCAGCCCGGCAGCGAGGCGGCTGCCGTCGGACGTGGCCTCATCAACGGTGTGCCCGTCGTCGGCCCCTACCTGCTCGGCGGGCTGAACCGCGCCGCCGCCGGCATCCGCTCGCTGAAGAACGACACGAAGTTCTCGGACGAGCTGAAAAACGTCGAGGCGTTCGGCGAAGCGACCGCGAAGGAAAACCCCTGGTCGAGCACGGGCGGCGAGTTGGCGGGCGGTGTCCTCGGGACCGCGCCGCTTGTCGCTGCGGCCCCGGCCGCGTTCGGCGCGGGGGCGGCCTCGCTGCCTGTGCGGATGCTCGTCTCTGGCGCATCTGGCGCCGCGCTCGGCGCAGCAGACACGGCGGTGCGCAGCGATGGTGATGCTGGCGCGACCTTCACGGGGGCGGCGATCGGTGGCGCTCTCGGCGTCGCGGGGCCGGCTGTCGGTGCCGGCGTCGGCAAAGCGGTCGGCGCCTTCACCTCGCGCGGTCGCAGCAACGGCCTCGTGCAGGAGGCGCTCGAAGGTATCTCCGAGAAGGACTTGGAATCCGCGCAGTTCCTGATCGAGCAGGCCCGCACGCTGCCGGGCGGCGGTGTCGCCCTCACGCTGGACGAGGCGCTGAACGCCGTCACTGGCGGACAGGCGACGCGCGCCTCGCAGCTCGCCCGCGTCGTCGGCAACTCCGGCGGCGAGGGCGGCCGCATCATGAACGAGGTCTACGCGGCCCGCCCGGCGTCCGTGGATAACGTCGGCAAGAGCGCGTTCGACCGCGTTGCGCCGCCGAACCTTAAGCCGACTGAACTCGGGTTCGATGTGCAGGATGCGGCGCGCGCCGGCATCGCGCAGACGCCCGAGGGACAAGCCCTGAGCGCCGCCCGTCGGGCGCAGGCAGAGCGCATTACACCTGAGCAGGCCGGCCAGGCGATCCAGACCGATCTCGGCGGGGTGCGAGCGCTTCGCGAGGCCGCCCGCGACTCCAGGGCCAACGTCGATTACCGGCTGGCCCGCGAAGCGCCAGAGAACGTCGGCATCGAGCGCACCGTTACCGTCGAGCGCCCCGGCGAGCCGGTCATCACCCGGCCGGAAGGTTCTCCGCGCTTCACCGACGCGGCCCCGCGCCCCATGGACCCCCCGCCGGTGGTCGAGGCATCGGCCGCTGCCGGCCCTGAGAGCTTGGCCCGCTTCGTGGCCCGGCATGGCGGCGTGCGGCTCGACGGCGATGTCCTCGCAACCGACCTGCACCGCTTCAACATCCCTGGACTCGGCAACGTCGCGCGCGAGGGCGGCAAGGGCATCGACAACTTCTGGCGCGAGCGCCTGATCGAGGCCGGCTACTTCCGCGCCGATCCTGATGGCGGCGCCGCGCGCGACATCACCAACGAGCTGCTGCGCAAGCTTCAGAATGAGCAGCGCGGCGTGCCGAGCTTCCCGGTCGATGACGCGCGGCAGGCCGCGGCGGCACGCGGGCGCCAGGGGCAGGTGACAGACGAGTACCGGGCAGCGCAGTCGCAGGCGGAGAGCAGCCTGGACGAGGCGCTCACCCGTGTTGGTGTCCCGCCGGAAAGCCTCCATCCAGAGGTTCGTAGCCGCACGGTCGGCGCCTTGATGCGCGGCGAGCACGTCGATCCGCTGGATGCCTACGAGCGTACCATCGGCGCGATGGTGGAGCCGCCTGCCCCCTACGTGAAAAGCACCACCGTCTCGGAGGAGATCCCGGACGTTCGCTTCGGGCAAGTCGATCCGCGTCCGGCGCTCGCGGCGTTGGCCGAGCAGGGGCAGACGGCGAAGGGCGACGTCCGTGGCTCGCTTGGTTCGTTCGGTCGCGATCTGCGGGCGCCAGACGGTGAGATCGATCTGAGCGTCGCCGGCAACCTGAAGGCCCGCGAGCGCCAGGACATGCGCATCAAGCGCGCGCAGGAGTTCGGCGACGGCACGAAGGTCCGCGACCTGACGATCGCTCGGAATGCGCTCGACGAGCAGCTTAAGCGGGTGCCGGAAGTGGCGGTCGCGGACGCGAACTATGCCCGGAACTCGGTGCCTCTGGCGCCTTTCGAGCGGCCGAACGCGCCCCTCGCCCGGATCACCGCCCGCGAGAACGTGCCGGGCCGCGAGCCGGGCCCGTTCCGCACGCCGGCCGAGCAGGTGCCGGAAGCAATCACGGGACCGACCGCGTTGCGTGAGGCGTTGACGAACGGTGGCGCGGCAACCCGCGAGGCTGCGGAGCGCCGGGTCTCGACCCAGATCCTCGACGCGGCGACCGATGCGCGCGGCGACGTGTCTGCGGAGGCGCTGCGCAAGGCGATGCGCGAGAGCGCAGACGTGCTCGACCTGCTGCCGACGGTGCGGGACCGGCTCTCAAACCTCGTCATCGCGCGTGAGGGCATGGCGCGGGTCGAAGCCTCTCCGCTCGGTCGCATCGCCGAGCGTCCGGACGTGAAGAACGCGATCACCGCGCTGTTCCCGTCCAACCCGCTCGCGAATTCGCAGGGGGAGATCCGCTTGGCTGTCGAAGCGCTCGCTCGGAATAACCCGCATGCGGCTCGCGACATGGTTCGGATCTACATGGAGACCGTGTTCAACGAGGCGACGCAGGAGGCGAAGGGCGTCGCGAAGCAATACGGCGGCGCCGGGTTCGCATCGGCGATCCGCGGCAACGGCCAGCAGCGCCACAACCTCGAAGCTGCGATCCGCGCGCTTCCCGAGGGCGATACGCTCTGGGCCGGTCTCGACCGAATGCTGACGACGCTTGAGGCAACCGGCTACCGGCCGCAGAAGGGCTCGGACACGGCCTTCAATCAGGCGATCCAGGCGCGGCTGAAGGAGGGCTCGGGCACCGTCGGACAGGCGATCAACGACGTGGTGTCCGGTGCTGCGGCCGGCGCGACCGTCAGCGGCCCCAGCGGCGCACTGGCCGGCGCCATGGTGGGCGCCCGCCGCGGCGGTGCCAAGGTGGCTCAGGAGCGCCGCGTGCTGAAGGACAGCGAGGCGATCGCGCGCATCCTCACCGACCCGAAGGCGCTCTCGATGATCCGCTCCCTGTCTCGGCAGGAGCCGGGTAGCCGCAGCGCGGAGGTTCTGACCTCGAAGCTGATCCAGATCGGCGGCCGCGGCGTCGCCTCGGCGTCCCAGCCGTCAGCGTCGGCGCGCTGATGCTTGGCGACGGTGCTCGCGGTACGACCAGAGGCCAGCGATCGCAGCGGCGGCGAGAAGCATCGCCAACGCAGTCTCTGCACCGATTTTCCCCGCGATCCACTCTGTGGCTCCCGGCACCGTTGCGTGCAGCACCCACCGCAGCACCAGCATGATAGCGGTGAACAGGACGAGGCAGAGGGTTACGTAGCGCCAGCGGGGCATCAACGGTCCGCTCCCGTGAATCCGTCGATGATCCAGCCGAGGGCTCTGAAGGACGCGTAGGAGAGCGCCGCGAAGATTGCGGTGACGTACAGAACCTGCGTCTGCACACGCCTGGGTGTTTCTGCGACGACATCATCATCGAAGCGCCAAAACGGATTTTCGGGCGGAACGGGCGTCTTGTTCTCGTTAATCATTCGCAGTTCGTAACTATCTCTGAGCGCGCTGCGCTCATCAGATGTAAGTTCCGACCATTCCTTAGTCTTACCTGTAGGATAGGCTACTTGCTCGGCGAATAGGGCGGCTCCTATGAGTAGCGCGACTACGGCGGCACACGCGCCGATACGATGAAGCCCCACCGCGGCGCGGGTGCGCGGAAGAGCGGCCTGTAGAAGACGGCGCTGAGGCGAGGGATGCATCCCGCCACGCTACCACGCCAATCGTTGAAGAAAAGCGCCAGCCACCCGCCCCTTGACCCGACGGGCAAAACCCGCGATTTGATCATTGTGCCGCGCCCTACGCGCCGGCCCTGACCAAGCCCCGCCCCCGTGCGGGGCTTCGTCGTTTCGGATGCCCCATGACAATCTTCTGGCCGTTCTCGCGGCAGCAGGTGCTCGACCTGAACGGGCGCCCGCGACTCGACCTGCGTGTGCAGTTCTTTGAGGCCGGCACGACCACGCCGCGTCCGGTCTTCGCCGACGCTGGGCTCACGGCACCGCTCGGGCAGCCGGTCGCATGCGATGCTTCCGGACGCTTCCCGCGGGTCTACCTCGGGTTCGGCCTCTACCGGGAGCGCGTGTTCTCCGTCCTGGGCGGCGATCTCTGGAACGACGACGGGCTTGGGCTGACGGCGCCGGAGACCGAGACGACCGATCCGACACCTGAGGTGCCGGCGAACGCCTATGCGATCACAGGCGACACGCTCTGGCGCATGGACGGTCTGATCCGGCCCGGCTGGGTTCGAATGAACGGGGGAACGATCGGCAACGCCGCGTCTGGGGCCTCGGAGCGAGGTGACGCTGATACGGCCGATCTGTTCTCCTACCTGTTCACGACTTTCGCCGACGACCTCGCTCCCGTTATCGGCGGGCGGGGCGCCTCCGCAGCGGCCGATTTTGCCTCCGGCAAGCGGATCACGGTGCCCTCGATGCGCGGCCTGCTTCAGGGCGGTCTCGACTCGATGGGTGCCGGGGCGGCCGGGGCCCTCCAGACAATCACCGCACTCACTCTGACGGCTGGGTCGTCCACGGCATCGGTGGCGGTTCCCGACCGCATCGTGCCCGGAATGCAGATCTTCGCGCCGGGGGTGAACGCCGGAACCACCGTTGTCTCGCTCGTCGGCAACATGCTGACGATGTCGGCCGCGGCCGCGGCCGGTTCGACCGGGTCTGTCGTCGCACGCTTCGCCCTATTCGACGTCGAGCGGCCCGGATCGGTGGGCGGCGACTGGCTGCGCACGATCATCAACGCCAACCTGCCGACGAGCCTGCCGGACGGCTCGACCACCTTCGATCCGGCTTCAATCAGCTTCGAGAAGTACACGTCGCTCCAGACGCTGCGCTTCGGCGATGGCGGGACGGGCTCGACAGCGGCCGAGATTTGGCAGGGCTCGACGCCGGTGACAGTCGACCCGGCCCCCTCGAACCTGACTGTGCAGAACAGCAACCCCGGCGGCGGACGTCCGCTGCCGCAGCTCCCGCCGATGCGCGTCGGCACCTTCTACATGAAGCTCTGACCATGGCGTTCCTGAACGCTCTCGGCGCCGTCTCACGACACGGGCAATGGCGCCTGCGCCTCGTCCTGAGAGCCGGCTTCCACGATGGCCGACTCGACCTTTCGGACGCTGGCCTGATCGACTTCTCGACGGCCTCCCTCCGGCTCACCGTCACGCCGCGGCCGCCGCACCACGGCTGCCGATCCACCTTGTGCGGGCACGAGCCCGAGCCGGTTCTGTCGGCCAACAGCGCCGACGGCTCCCTCTTCGTCTCCAATCCCGGGATCGTCGAGGCACTCTTCCCGAGCGGTTGGTCGGCCTGCATCCCGCCCGGGCTCTACGACGTCCGAGTCCTGATGACGGTCGGACCGGAGACCGCGCGCATCTTCGACGAGCCGGTCGAGTTGCGCTGATCCCCTCGCCGGAGCGTCCCATGATCCCCTCACCCGCCCTGCCAACCGCCCCGATTGATGTTCGTGGCGG